TTTGTGAAAGACCCATTTGTTCCAGAGGGCTATTGGAGCTCGAGGCCCTATCGCGTCATCCTTGTATCTTGTGATCAGCTCTTCGAGCATCTCCGTAAACTCATGCTTTGCCTGGGCCTCATTTATCCCCCACTTGTCCCAGGTTCCCTGAGTCTTTAGCTTTCGGATATTCCTTTCAATGGCGCCGTTTCTATCAAAAAACGGGTCGATCCCGGCCTCTATTTCGGCTGCTCTGTTTTCAATGTGGCCTGGCCAATCCGGGTCGTCTTTGTTGGCGTCCAGGGCAGCGGCCATTTGTTTCATGCTGTCGATGCCGCTTTTGTTCCAAAATCCTTCGACGTTGTCTTTGAAGGACTCGTTCAACTGGTTGGGCGTGATGTGCTGTTCTTTGAATGCTTGCCTGGCTTCCAGGTATTTTTGATCCAGCTCGACGCCGCTATGCTCCTGGCGCAACTTGAAAAACGTGCTCATCAAGCCATGAATCCCATTCCTAATTTCAGCCAGGGTGGATTCCTCCAGGGGGTCTGCACGGCGCTTGACCGCTTCGATAAACTTTCTCCTGGTCTCTGGTAAAATATGCTCTGGAACTTCTGTTTCCAGTTGGTCAACTGTGATTTCCCCCGCCTTGATTTTGTCGGTGATTTCGTCCAGCAGTTCGTCGTCAGTTCTCCTTTTGGTGATTTCCATGCTGCGACGAATTGAGGCTTTGTCTGCCTCGGGAAACCGGGTGTCTTTTTCTAGCTTTTCTAGTGCAACGGCGTAACCAGGGCCAACTGAGCCTTCGATGTAATCAGCTCGGTCGTTGGCTTTGTCGGCTGCCTGTTCCGCATGGTCAATAAATTGGTATGCTTTCTCTCGGGCGAAGCGGTCATCAATAAAGGATGCCTGGTCCTTGGCTCCATTAAAATCTCCGTTGGTAACGGCATGACGAATATTGCCTTTGATTATGTCCGTGGCGTGTCGCAGCTCCGCCGCCTGGGCAGCCCCTGCCACATCTGCATGGCCACGCTCCTGCCAGTGATCCATCATGCGCTCCAGGCGCTCGTAATTAGGGGTAAGCAAGCTGACCGGGTTTTCCGGATCCCCCAGGGCGTGGCGCTTGACGTTGTCTACCCTGGTATTCCAGTCGTGCTGCCAGGTGTCAGGGGATGAGACTTTCCGGTAGGCTTCGTGCTCATCCTGGGCCAGGGACATTTGGTGCCTGACATCAGACAAGTGCCCCTTGTCCTTCATGTCCTGGGTCCGGATTGCATCTCGGTGGATCCCGGTGGCGGTTTGCGCGATGTCTCCTCCCAGGGCTGCCAGGCCCAGGGCCGGCGCCATAGCAGCGGACATACTTGGCCCCTGTTCGATTTTTGCGGCGTTGGGAACGTCCGGAAGGTTCTCTCTCTTGGGCATCGGGCTAGGCGGTTCCGGAGCTCATCATTTGTGACTGGTGCAACTGGTGGGCGGCTCGCCCGGTGCCAGTAAGCAAAGTTCCGAACCCTCGAAGGGTCTGGGAGGTTTGCTGCTGTCGGCCTTCCCAGGCTGCCAGGTCTCCCTTGTATTGCCGGCGCCTCATATCCATCGTGTTCCGGTAGTGCTCGTCATAAACCGAAAGTTCCATCCTCTGGGACGATTCCTCGAGCAGGTCTTCAAAGGATCCGCTGCCAATATCAATGCCCGATTTCCCCCCAGAGGCTCGCAGACGCCCCATCTTTTGCTGGTTCATCGCCCTCATCCTGGACATCCGCTCCCGGCTTTCATCGGCTGCTTGCCTGTTGGCCGCTGCGGCGTTTGCCTGGGCCGCTTTACCAGCCTCCCTGGCGGCCTTGCCAGCCTGGATCTGCCCGTAGGCTGATATTCCGGTTCCAGCCATGCTGGCTATCGCTGCAATCATTGGTAATCCCATAAGCGTCAGTCGAGGTTCTTGGCCATTAGTAACATATTTCTACCCATTTCTACAAACCCCAACCTGGAAAGCTCCCGGCCCATACGCACATCCCCCAGGTGAGCGTAGGACAGGTGGTAGTCCAGCTCTTTCACATAGGCTTCCAGCCACCCATAAGCCAGGGCGCCGGCTTCCCTGGTCTTTTTGTAATGGAGCCCAGGGCGGCTGACAAATCTCTCAAACCAGGCGATGCCCACACCCACGGTCATCATGGCAAAAACCGCTACTATCGGGCCAGTTTCGTCGCTCACCACGCACCCGTGGCCGTTGTCCTGGTCAACCATTGGGAGCAGGTCCAGGCAATCGTAGTCCTCGTCGTCCCGCTGCATCCACCAGGACCACAATTCCTGGCCGTGCTTTTTGCGGCTATACTGGCAAACCTCCATTCAGAGTTCAGTCCTGGTCGCCGTAGTATTTCAATTTCGGGAAGAGTGCCAGGACCGCCATCGGGTAGACGCTGTCATTCAGGATCCCCACGGTGACCGACTCGGCATAGTCGGAGTCGAAATCCACCTCAAATTCCCCATCGAAAATGGCAGGGCTGGCGTCCATCGGGGCATCCGTTTGCCGGTAGACGATCTGGTCGTAGTCTCCGGAGCTGATCTCCCCATCGGCGTTGGCTCCGTAATGTCCACCCATGCTGTTCCATACCAGGAAGCCCAGGCGCCATATCTTGCCCTCCCTGGTCCTCGAGGCTCCGTTCTGCTGCGGCGTGTCCAGTTTCATGGGTTCGAGCCTGGAAGTGTATGCCAGGCCCACCAGGGCCGTCCTACCGCCCTTTGCCAGGGAAACCCTCCCGCTCTGGACTGTTTTGGTTTCTCGCTCGGCCCCGTCTACCATCACTTTGACGGTCTGCCCTTCCAGGTGCTCCAGGCCGGTGATTTGCGTGAGGTCTGGTTCCGTAGCGCCGGCGGTCACCCGCTTGGCGCAATCGAGATACCAGTAGTTGTCCTTGTCCTTGTTTTGTTGGGCTCGGTATTGATCCGGTCGGAGGCGCTCGATGTAGCGTTTCTCCGTTCCCTCGATGGTGCGTTTTACTATGGTCCACACCTCGTCTTCCTCGTTGGCGCCGTAAATACAGGCCACGCTTTCAAATTCTCCGCCAGGAGTCGTGTGCCTATGCCAGCCCATGACGTTCTGCTCCTTCTCGTAAGTCATCCCCACAAGCTCTCCCCCGGTCACGATGGTCCACAAGATCGAATCCCGCTGCACCTGGAAAGTCATCTCCTGGACGCCCAGGCCCGTGATGTGCTCTCCCAGGAGAGTCATATCCGCTGCCTGGTAACGGTCCCGCTCGAAGACGTATCCATACTCCCGGATTTTCCTGGCTGACCGTTGGGCGTAGAGGACTGAATCATTTATGAATACCGCCTGGATAGCCGCGCTGCCAAAATTGGAATGGCGCCTGGCCTTTACGTTGCTAGGGGTAAGCATAGATTCCTGGCCGCCAGCTCCGGTCCCGGACATCACAAACTCGCCGGCCTCGGTTCCTACCAGGAGAACCCGTTCTGACACTAGCCATCGGATGGCGTTGTGCTCCCCGGACAGGATCCGGTGTAGGTAGGATTCGTCGTCGTTGGTTCCTTTCTCGAAGTTTTCGTAGTCGTTGGTGACCGATCCATAGATAGCGTGAGGATCCCCTGGTATTCCGCCCAGGACCAGGCGGTTCTCATGGAAGGTGATTGCAGCCGGGTAGCCGCGCTTTGTGCTCAAGGCGCCTTCACTCCACCGCTTTGTCGCAGCACTAGAAGCCAGGGGCTTTATCACAGTGGCTGTCACCACGGTGGGGCTGGTGTAGCCTGTGATTTCGACTTCCCCGTAAAGAGTGCGGTCCACGGCCTCCAGGATTGCGTGAGGAGCATTGGCTCCATTTTCGTTTTTAACAAAATTCAGTCGATATTCATGAATGCCGTCTATTTCCTTGCCGGAATAAATTATGTTGCGGTCGTCGGCCCCCACCCACGACCTGACATCTGTGTAGGAACCGGCGCCCACACCAGGGCTTTTTTGCAGCGTCACCGTTCCATCCCAGGTGCCATTTGTTGTGAGCTGATAGTCGGAATCCAAAATAAGGTTGGCGCTAGTAGCATTACTACTTTCCAGAGGTATTTTAACTTCCCATCCGGTGGCCGACCGGTCGTGCCCTATCTGCATTTTGGAACCCACCATGTCCTCGCTGAATAAATCAGCAGAGGCGGTTAGGGTGATGCTGCCAGTCGCGCCGCTTGGGTTGACAGTGATGTCCGACTTGTTCTCGTCCCGGTATAGCGGGAAGTCGAAGTCCACCTCAGTCAGAGACCAGGATGTTTCGGAGGATCTCACCAGCTTCCTGGGAGAAACCTCCGGATGAACCAAATACATTACGTCATTGATCTGGGCATACGCTACCTGGCGAAGCTGAGACGCGGACCAGGGGATAGCAACTTCCACCGGAGTGTCCCCGCTTTTTACCAGGTATGGAGTCGTCCCGCCCCTGGCTATCTGCATTTTCCCGCCGTTCAGGATCAGGACGTAGCTGGTGCTGACGTTAAACCGGAAAGGAATTAGCCTGGCAGACTCGCTCGAGGTTGTGACCTCAGACACAAACTCGGTCCCTGGGCGCCGGCGGCATCCACCGTAGGGCGTCAGGATAAAGTTCTCCAGGCGCCGGCAGCCGGATCCATACTTGTCCAGGTCTATCCTGGCATCCAACCAGGGACTGAATTCGCCAGCGTTAAACGATACCAGGGATTTGACTATCATGCGGTCGGAAGGCCATATGTTCCTCCATCAGGCCCCTCGGGCCATTCATCGGCGTGACGGCTGCCTCGAGCTCTTACCAGGTAAGAGTTCTGAATAGCGTCTATCACCGGCGGGTTCTCTCCACTGTGAGCTTCTGAAGCATTGGTCTGCATAGCGTCCGGGAGCACCGTGCCCTCGAGCTCCTCCAGGAGCAATTGTTCTTTCCGGTCAGACCCGGTCATCGCCCTGGCCATCTTGGCCGCCAGGAACAACGAGAGTGCCTCGATAAACAGGTCATCGAAGTGGTTCGTATTGTTTACGTCTCCCACATACTTGATCCGGACAGACTCAGAATTGATCAGGATCCGGCGCCCGGTATCGGAGCCCTCGAGCTCAAACCAGTCAGCCCTTCCGGACTCCCACACATCCTGGTTATTGACCACCATCAGCCTGATGAAGTCAGCAGGAACAGCATACTGGTATTTGTATCCCCAGGCAGGGGCGTCAGCATCCTGGGTCAGAGCTGCTCGAAGGGTGGCAAAGTTCCACCTATGCCGGCGGAGCAGGGATTTCCTGGCCTGGTCGTAGTGGAGCAGGGCCAACCTGGCGCCCTTGCTGTTGGAATCGTTGATGTCCTGGATGCGCTTGGAGCCTAATTTTGCCAGGGCATAGTTGGCAATGTCTGTGGAGGAACTGGCCATGCCGGGTTATACCAGGAAAGAAACCAAAAAGAAAGGCCCCCAGGCGATTTGGTGCCTGGGAGCCTTCTTGTTATGGCTGGAGGGAAGCAGCCTAGTTTTTCTGGCGCACAAAGACTTCCAGGGCCACTGTCCCCGCCGCAACGCCGGTGGCGTTTTTGGTGGTGATGGTGATCCAGTAAGGCTTATCAATCGTGGCAGTCGCGGTGACATTCGGGCCAACCACGGCCAGGCCATCAACGTCAATCTTGTCGGCGGATCCGTCTACCCCGTCGATGAAGGCATCCGGGTCATCGGTGCCATCGGTGGAGTTGACAAAGGCATAGCCAACGTCGATTTCCTGCCCCAGGTCCGTTGTGGCATCGCCAACAATGCGAAGCGTGGACAGGATCGGGGAGGTTCCACCAGGGAACGGGCCGAACTTCCACAACATCGCAGTTGCCGGCAAGGCGCTGGCGGTAATGTCGTAGAAGTAGGAGAGCTCCTGGCCAGGGTCCGACTCGCGGAGCCCGGCTTTCTGGAGCGCATCGTTTCGGCCACTTGACTTGGCCCCGTAGGTTGTTGCCGTCCGGAAGATGTGCTTCGGGACGCTGACGACTGGAGCCAGGAGGCTCAGGATTCTGTGAAGAACTTTCATATTGCTTGTGATATCCTTTCTCTTTGAGGTTAGGAAGGCTTCTTGACGTTGCAAATGAGAGCAGCATTGTCCTGCACCCTGGTTCCGCCACACATCAGCTTCGAGCGAATCTGGATGGCATCGGAAAGATCAGCGCGAACGCTCATCCTGGTTGTCATCTCAGACCAAATGTCGAACTTGATCATGGACTTGACCCAGAACAGAACCTGGACCCCGGTTTCTCCACCGCCGGCATCAGTCTCTGTGAGGAGCTCAGTCCGCTTCACCTTGCATCCCAGGTAGTAGTCCACCTCGCCGTCAACCAGAGCCTGGAGACGGTTGAAGTCGCTGCTGGCAAGCCGTGCCTGTTCTCCAAAGAGGAGGTCGTCAAGCTGGTCCTGGCCCAGGGCAACGTAGAGCGCATCGCCCGACATTTTCTGCTCCTGGCCGTAGACCTCATTCTTGGCAAACCGGCCTTTGGCCTTGATCCACTTTGTGAGGGTAAAGCCCAACTTGGAGGAGCCACCAGCGTTGTCAAACGTGATAGCAACAGACTCAGTGGGGGCTGCCCTGGTGGTCAGGCTCTCCTCGAGACCCTCGAAGTTCGAGCCTTCGATGGCGTCCAGGAGGCGGCGATCCATTTTGCGACCAGCGGCGGCGGCGTGTGCCTGGACAGCCTCACCGGTAGGCAGGACAGTCTCACCAAGGAGGTGAGCATCCCACTCGTCCAGGAAGGTAGTCTTCTGGGCAGCGCGAGGGAAAACCCACCTTTTCGTCGTGGTAAGCTCAGTTCCCTGAGTCTTGGCCAGGCGAGAGGTCTGGTCTTCCATCTCTTCTTTGCTGATGCGGTTATGTGTCTCCGCCTTGCCGGTGCAACCGGTCTTGACAGAAGAACACTCGCGCAGACGAGCGATGTGCTGCTGCGCTTCCAACGTCCAGTTCTTGTCGAACTGAGTAGTGTAGTGGCCGGGAACTTCATTAGCTGAGACCGCCGTCCGGAAAATACCTGCCAGGCGTGGCCCCTTAATGAATCCCAGCAAATGCTGAAGGAATTTCATTGTTTTGGGAAATTGAATAATTGTCGGGGTGGTGCAGGGCACCAGGCTTTCCGATTGTTCCGGTTCTCCACCTATTTGGGGGCCTTGCGGTTATTCCCCAGCGGTTCCAGGTCGGGTATGGAGTGTCCGGAAGGCCCCAGGGGGGTTGTTCTTCCACTTGACGGCGCCAGGTATAGCACCGCCTGGGGCGCCTGTAAATACAAAAGCCTGGCCCAATTCAATGGACCAGGCTCTGTAAGCCATGTCATGAAGTCAGCCGCTGCTGTGCTGAAATCGAAGCCAGGGGAAGTCTGGCACTATCACCCTGGTTTAGGCAAGCGCGAATCCCTGGTCCGGACTGAGTCATCTCCCAGGAGAACCTGTTTGTCCTCCAGGGGAACCTCCTTCCTGGCTAACTCGAAGACCCTCACCCGCTCCCCCGCCAGGCGCATTTTCCAGGCTTTTGTCCTGGCCTCGAGCATCGTTGCCTGGGCCTGGGCCTCGTCAATCGTCCTGGACCAGCCGGTGCCAGTCCACCATCCGACCAGGGACCGGATGAATATCTTTTTAGACGCCACTCCTCCGGAGCTTTTGATTTACGAACTCCATAGCGTCCGGGTCTCCATCGGCATAGCGTTGGGACATCGGGTGAGCATTGGGAACGTCCTTGTTATATCGGAGAGAGTTGGCCTCCTCCATGATCCGGTTGGCCTCCTGGTTGGGAGTCTCGGTCGCCCCTGGTAAAGTGACGCCCATCCGGGCTGCCAGTTGGTCTTCACTCAGGGCGTCTTTCACCTGGGCCAGGATGCCCACGATGACCGGGTTGTCGAAGATTTGACCATCCCCTGGATCCACGGCGTTTCCTGTCCGTATGTCGATAAACGACGCGGCGAGCTGCTTGAGGGTGTCAATGCTTTCCTGGGCCTGTTGGCCTCCCCCCAGGAATCCCCGGAGCTTGGCGTCATCCCGCTGGAGCTGCACCTGGTAATCGGCGGTCGTTCTTTCTGCCAGGCCCTGGTCAAAGTTGATGAAGTCTTCGATGATGCCTTTGGCCTGGGCCGCTGGCACTCCGCGATTCATCAACGCTGGCAGGAACTCTGTCAGGACTGCCATGTTCTCAGGCAGGTTTTCTGGGGTCGCGGCGCCAGCATATGTGGGCTCGTCAACTCCCTCGAGGCCGACTGCCTTGTTCCAGGCTGCCAGGTTCTCCTGGTTGCCGTCAGTCGGGTATCCCTCGACCTTCCCGGCCTGGTGGAAACTTGCTCGCAAAGAGCGGTATCCCTTGGCCATCTCGCCCAGGTTCTTAAATGGAAGTGCCTCGGCGGTTGGATCGTGCTCGGATCCCAGGGCCTGGCCTTCCCAATTATCTGAGAACATATAGCCTGGCCCCTCCTGGAAAACTCCTGGAGCTGCTGCTGCTTCTGGTGCTGGCGCCTCCTGGCCGCCGGCGTCTACTGCTTCTCCCTCCATGCTACTTGTCCTGGTTAATTGCGCGGCTGGCCGCCAGGGCGGTCACTGCTCCCGCCACGGTCTGGGCGGTCTGGTTGTCGATGCTGGTGGTTTTGGTCACCGTTCCATCAGGAGAGGTCATCTCCACGGTCGTGCAAGCTGGCAAAGCCAGGAGCGCGATTGCTGCTGCTAGTTTTGACTTCATATCAATACGCTGTCTTCACCGCTGGCCTGGGCTTAGGCCGTGTGGTGGTTCCTTTTTTCTTTGGTTTCTTGGCCATATCGTTATCCCAGGGCTGCTTGTGCTTTCTCCTCGTCCAGGCTTGCCTCTGCTTCTGCCTCCTCTTCCAGGGCGCTGGCAATTTCGTCTGCTGACGGCGCCTCTCCAGGAGACTCGGCAACCTGGACTGGCGAAGGGGCAGAGGTGGCGTGTGGGAAAAATGTCTCGAAATCCTCTGGGGAGAAGTTCTCCCTGGCGTAGGCAATGACGTTGTCGCTGTCTGGTCCCAGGGCGGGGTCGGCGGCCTCCATCACCTCGAAAGGAATCATGCCAGGCGGGATTGCGGGGCGGTCATTCAGGCCGCGTTCCGGAAGCAAAGCAGGGTTTGGCTTTGATAGCTCCTCCAGGGCTTCCACCTTTTTCAGGAGCTGATCCAGCTTGGCCATTGTCTCTTGGTGTTGCGTCATTGATTAAAGAATGCCGTGCTGGCACAAACTAATCAACAAGCAAACGATCCATAGTAGGGCTGCTGTGACCCATAGGTGCCAGTCATGAATCATTGGTTTTTTTGGGTTGTGGTCCTCGTTTCCTGATTTCGGATCCCCTGGCGGCTGCTGTCCTGGCCTCGATGATGACTGCCCTGGCGCCGTCCCTGGTCGCAGCGGCGTATGGGTTGAAGTCATCCTTGGGCTGGAATGCCTGGGAATGGTATTCGCAGACTCTCTCGAGGCCCTCCAGGAAGGCTTTGCCGGCTGATGTTCTCAGCACCCGGTCTGCTGCTACTGCAAATTCCTCGTAGTCCGCGCTCATTCAATAGGCATCCCGCCAGGCGCTTGGCCCTGGTTGGGAAGACTTTTCGCCAGTTCAGCCGCCATCATCGCCTGTTCCTGGGCTTGTTTCTGCTCGAGGATCGCCTGTTTCTCTTCAGGCGTATTGAATATATCCTCGGGCACTCCCTCGTTTCTTCCAGCGGTGTGCAATGCTCGGCCCAGGTTGATCTCCTCCGCTACGGAAGACGGGTCGCCCAGGGCGGTGGCCCAATCCAGGGCGCGTTGCATAGTCCGGTCGATGCCGGTATTCTGGAGAGACTGTAGCGCCAGGGCTACCTTGGACTGGTAAAGCACCTCGGGGTTCTCTACGTCCAGGACGCCGGTGAACTGGTCGGGGACCAGGGCTCCTGGTGGCGGTGGCGGGAACTTCCCCTGGCGAAGCAGGATCCGGAATACCCGGTTCATGCACACCTGGAAGTCGGCGGTGAACCTGGTAAATGTCGGGGAGAAGTTGATGAGCTTTTCGGAGGTTCTTTCGCTGACCTCGAGCACGGACATCTGGGATCTCTTCTCGAGCTCGGCAAACATACGGAACAGGTCCACATGGAATGCCTTGTTGATGTCTTCCCGCTTGCGGTCGCTCCGGTCTACTCCCACATCGTATCGGCCTCCGGTCAGCCACTCCTGGGGAATTGCGTGTGGCCCCTTGGCGCGATTGGCCGCAAAGGTCGTCACGCCGCCGGCTCTCATGTCCACATCGCCTTCCAGGTAGTCAGGGATCAGGACAGGCGGAACAGCAGATTTCTCTGCGACCAGGTCCAGCAGCTTCTCGTTGAAGTTTAGTTGCGAGATGGTTGGCAACGCTCTCCAGGCCGGGCCGAACCCGTAGACTCCGGTGGATCCGTTGTGCTTTAGGTAGCGGGAACAGCACACCGGGAACTCGATCAGTCCGGTTTCAAATAGAACGTAGGGACCGTCCAGGGCCACATAGGCCGACTCGAACGGCATATTCTTGGTTCCGATTTTGCCAGGCTCTGCCTTGTAGTTTGGCCTGATAATGTGGATGAACTTGTGCTTTGTGTCGGGGCCGTGCTCGTTTTTGTATTTGTGCCAGGACTCTGCCATCTTCCCCTCGACGGCATCT